AATGCAGATTCACGATTAGCAGTCCAATTCTATAAACGGTCTGTAAACCAAGAGGCAGAATCTATTGCCGCAGGTAGACCGATTTTTAAAGAATTTGATTTTGTACGAATCCTAGTACCTGGCGATTCTTTAAGTGAAATTGATACTTATGCAGCAGAAAGCCATAAAACCCGTTTCCCTATTCAATGGGCTAATTACCAGAATAAAGTTGGGAATCAAGAAGGATTTAGCGGCACTCCGATTGAACAATGGCCTCAAGTAACCCGTAGCCAAGCTGATGAACTTAGAGGACTTAAGTTTTATACCGTAGAAGCAGTAGCTCATTGCTCTGACCAACAACTTCAAAGAATCGGTATGGTTGCTGGAATGTCCCCCCATAATTTCAGGGAAAAAGCTAAAGCCTACCTTAATTTAGCTGCTGATTCTGCCAATGTAGCCAAAAGGGAAGAAGAATTGCAAGCATTAAGGGAAGAAAATGCTAAAATTAAGGCAGACACAGATGCAAAAATAGCCGAAATGCAGGTTCAGATGGCTAATATACTTGCGGCTGTTGCGAAACCAAAAACACGCAAACCGAAAGTAGTAGAGGCCTAATATGTCCCAAACAATGCTCCAGTTGGTGCAACAAGTAACCGCAGAACTAAATCTTGCAGTTCCTTCCTATGTTGCTGGCAATCCATCCCAAGATACACAACAAATTTTGGCTTTGATGAATGGCGCTGGATATGATTTAGTCAAAGAATACGACTGGCAAGCATTGTCCAAAGAATATGGCTTTTATACGCAATCTATTAGCACTACAGCTACGACTACAGAAGGTTCTTATATATTAACCAATGTAGCCCAAAGTACGGGTTTAACAGACCAATATAGCGTATCTGGCTACAATGTGCCGCAAAGTTCTTATGTAGTTACATTGGATAATCCCACTACTGTTACCCTAAGTCAAAAGATGACGGGTAGTGGTAGCGGGAATATTCTTTTTGCCCAGACTATTTATGATATGCCTGCCGATTTTGAAACCATTACAGACCGCACTCAATGGGACAAAACTAAGCATTGGGAAATGTTAGGCCCTGAAGATGCACAGCAATGGCAATGGCTAAAGTCTGGTTATATTTCAACTGGCCCAAGGGCTAGATGGCGTATTTTAGGCGGCAAATTCCAAATATGGCCTTTAATGAATACTCAAGAATATCTGAGTTTTGAGTATCGTTCTAAAGGCTGGGCAGAATCTTCTACGGGCGTAGTTAAAAATAGCTTTACCCAAGACGCTGACACAACAGTATTTGATGACCGTTTAATGGTGCTTTTTACTAAGCTCAAGTATTTTCAAGTCAAATCTTTTGATACAACGGCATTAATGCAAGATTATGTACGCTATTTGAATGTTGTTAAAGCTAACGATAAAGGCTCTGCCAACCTATCATTTGCTCCATATCCATCTAAAGTGCTTATTGGTTATGCCAATATCCCTGATACTGGTTATGGTTCTTAATCATGGCACAACCTCAAGGTCGTACCGCAGTAACAGCCTCGGTTTCTAGCCCTATTGGGGGCTGGAACGCCAGGGATTCTATTGCTGAAATGCCGCCATTAGATGCGGTTATTCTTAATAATCTTTACCCTACTCCTACCGATGTTCAATTAAGACTAGGGTATACAAAGTCTTGTACGGGCATTGTTGATGGGTTAAATAATGCTTTGCCAGTTAATACTTTAATGAATTACGCAGGCACAGGCACTCAAGACCTTTTTGCTGCTGCTGGTACTCACATTTGGGATGTATCAGGCACTACGGCTACCGCAGTCCATACAATTTCTAATGACAAAATGCAGACCGTTCAAATTACAACGGCTGGCGGTCATTTTTTAGTGGCCTGCAACGGTCAAGATGCTACGACCTTTTACGATGGCACAAAATGGATAAATATAGCGTCAACACAAACGGTACAACAAATAAACACAATTACTCATGTAGGCACTTTGGCTACTGCTACTACTAATGTAGCGCATGGCCTAGTAACAGGTAATTCCATCACAATATTTGATATAACACCAGCCGCTTATAACGGTACTTTTAAAATTACCGTATTAAATGCTACTCAATTTACTTATGTAATGGCTACTACGCCAGCCACAAATTCTACGGCTAATGGCGCATCTTATGCAATTACTTCTATTACAAGCGCTGGCAATGGCGCAACTATTACTACAGCAGCAGCCCATAATCTTTTTACTGGAAATACAATTACCGTAGTTGGATGTACCCCATCGGCTTATAACGGCACTTTTTACATTACTAAAGTAGATGCTACTTCTTTTACTTATGTTATGGCATCTGTACCAGCTACTAATGCTACTACTGTAGGTACTTACAGCCTTGCTGCGGCATCTATTTTAGCTGCTGGATATTCTGATACTTTGGCTTCAATTATTACTAATTCTGCTCATGGACTTATTACAGGCAATCAAATTATAGTTTCAGGGTTTACCCCTAGCAACTTTAATGGCACATTTATTGTTACTGTATTAAATAGCACAACATTTACTTATGTAATGGCAACTGCGCCAGTTGTAATCCCGACAACTTATGGTTCTTATGCAGTTGTGGCGCAAACCATGACTACAATGGTTAAAACAGGAATTGTAGCTACATTAACCACTCCCGTAAATCACGATTTAAATAGCGGAGATATAGTAACTATTAGCGGTGCTATTCCATCTCAATACAACGGTAGTTATTATGTAATTGTTCTTAGCGCCACAACTTTTGGCTATGTAATGGCCTCTATTCCCACAACAAACGCAACAACTACGGGAACTTATGCAACTTATCAAGGGTCTTACAACGTAAATTATGCTATTACTGGCGTAAATAGTAACAAATTTGTTAATGTTAATTTGTTTAAAAACCGCTTATATTTCACCGAAGAAAACAGTATGCGGGTATGGTATTTGCCCGTTAATTCTATAGCTGGTGAGGCTTTACAGTTAGATTTTGGTGGTATTGCTCGTAATGGCGGCTATGTTCAAGCAATGGGAACATGGACTTTAGATGCTGGTCAGGGCGCAGATGATTATGCAGTTTTTGTTACCAATATGGGCGAAGTTATTGTCTATAACGGTACAGACCCTAATAATGCTGCAACTTGGGCTTTAAAAGGTGTATGGCAATTAGGTTACATTTTTAATCGTAGATGCTTTTATAAATGGTCTGGCGATTTATTGCTTTTAACTCAAGATGGCTTGGTACCTTTAGCTTCAGCCCTTCAATCTAGTCGTTTAGACCCAAGGGTAAACTTAACGGACAAAATTTATTACGCTATTTCTCAAGCAGCTACACTTTATTCTATTAATTTTGGCTGGCAAATAATTTATTACGCTAGTCAAAATATGCTGATTATTAATGTTCCTTTTAATACGGGAACTCAGCAATTTGTAATGAATACTATTTCTAAATCTTGGGCTAACTTTACAAATATAAACGCTCAATGTTGGGAATTATCTAATGACCAAATATATTTTGGTGGAATTGGGTATGTAGGACATTTTTGGAACGCTTATTCAGACGATAATAATAATATTAGTGCTGAAGTTCAACAGGCTTATTCGTATTTTGATGCCAGAGGACAGCTTAAGCGTTTTACAATGATTCGCCCTATTTTCCAAACAGATAATGGTGTTCCTAGCGTTTTAGCGGGTATTAATGTGGATTTTGCCACTCAAAACGACCTTGGAAGCGTGTCATTTAATGCTCAAAATGCTGCCATTGGTTCATGGGATAACGCTATTTGGGATGAATCTCAATGGGGTGGTGCGCTTAGTATTACTAAGTCTTGGCAAGGCGTTACAGGCATTGGGTATTCTGGCGGGATAGTTATGAAAATAGCTTCCCAAGGCATTGATGTTCATTGGGCATCAACCGATTATGTAATGGAGCGTGGGGGTATTCTTTGAGGGTTGTTGTTACTGATAATCAAGACTATTTAAAGGCTTGGTTAAGTCGAATAATTAACGAAAAACTCCCAGAAAATACCACTTGTATTGGGCAAAAAAAAGACGGTAATTTAGTAGCAGTAATAGGATATTGTGGATTTATGGCTAAATCGTGCCAAATGCACATTGGTTCGATTGGTGAAAATTGGGCAAGCAAAGACTTATTGTGGGCAGCTTTTGATTATCCCTTTAATAAACTAGGGGTTAAGGTTATACTAGCAACTGTGGCTTCTACGAATAAAGAAGCCCTAAAGTTAGACCGACACCTTGGTTTTGTTGATAAAGCGTATATCGAAGATGCCCATGAAGATGGGGATTTGGTTATATTAGCAATGAGGCGTGAGAATTGTCGATGGCTCGACATTAATGCGCCCTTAAAAGGAGCATAATATGGGTGGCGGTGGAGGAATATTAGGCGGTGCAGTAAGCACATTATTTGGTTCACCTCAACAGGTGGCTACACCAAATTACACGGGCGCAGCACAAGCTACTACGGCTGGAAATTTGTTGCAATCTCAAGCTGCAACAGCAGCTAATCGAATTAATCAAAGCTCCCCATATGGCAATTTAAATTATTCTCAAACAGGTACAGATGCTCAAGGCAATCCAATATGGTCATCTAGTCAATCATTGCCAAGTGGGTTACAAAGCGCTGTAAATGGCAATTTTGGGGTAATGGCAAATACTTACAATAATCCATTAGTTTCCCCTACTTTTAATAGCACAGGCGATATGCCTAGCATGAACTATTATGGTTCACGCTTAAATCAGCAGCAATTCAACCCTGCTACTCAGTTACAACCATTACCGCAATACAATGTAAATACGCAAGTAGACCAATCTCAATTACCTTCTTATGGTATTAATCCTGGTCAAACTTATAGCGATGCAATTATGCAGCGTTTACGGCCACAAATGGCTCAAGATTTACAATCACAACAAACTACATTAGCTAATCAAGGAATTGTTCCTGGCACACAAGCCTATAGCAATGCAATGCGTACTTTTAGTCAAGGTCAAAATGACCAATTAACTAGCGCAGTAGTTGGTGGTATGAACACAGGTTTGCAAGCAAATCAGCAAGCATTTGGTCAAGGCGCTACACAAGTTGGACTTAACCTTGCTGGTCAAGAACAATCGTTTACTCAGCCTTTACGAGTTAATGCTCAAAATATGTCGGCTAATGAACTCGCCTACAACCAGCAATTAGCTAACCAAGGTTTAGGTATGGGCGCACAAAACCAAGCGTTTAATCAAGAATTAGCTAAATACATGGCCCCAGCGCAAGTTGGTTCATTGCTTAAAGGTATTGCAGCTCCAGCTTATGTAACACCATATCAACAACAAGCAATTCCAGGAACAGATTATTTAAGCGCAATGGGACTTACAAATCAATCTAATCAAGGTAACGCTAATGCTAATAATGCTTTTACCAATTCTTTTATAAGTGGATTATTTAATCTTGGTGGCGCTTTAGGTGGTTCTGCGATTAAAAAATACGGTTAAGGATTAATATGGCTACTGATTACACAAACCCAGAAATTCTTGGCTTAGACCGTCAAAGGGCAATAGCTCAAATGCTTTTAAAACAAGGCATGGAAACCCCTCAAGGACAAATGATTGGTAATCGTTATGTTCCTGTTAATCCTATGGAATTTATAGGTAAATTGGCTCAACAATTATCTGCTCATAAAGAATTAAAAGATATTGATACTGAGCAACTTGCATTAGCTCAAAAAATTCGTGAACAAGAAATGGGTGATATTACCCAAGGTATGCAGTTGTTTCAAGGTACAGCAGGACAAGCTGGCGTTCCCGAATTAACGCAACAAGGCCCAACACAAACTGGCGGAAATATTCCTGTTCAACCAGCTATTCCTGAAATTGCCGCAACCCCAGCAAATCCTATGGCAGCTATGGCTCGTTTACTTGGTTCAAAAGGAACTAGAGCAAATGCCTTGGGTTCTGATATTGCTAAACAGTTGTTTAAAGACCCTAAATGGGAAAAATCAGAACAAAGAGATGCACAAAATAATATTGTTACTGGATATGTTAATGTTAACAGTCAAAACCCATTGTCAACATTTATTGCTGGAAGCAAAAAACCAGATTATGAATACCTTAAAGGCGTTGATGAAGGATATATTAAACCTGGGCCACAACAGCTTGGCGTACCTGGTGGTTTTGGTAGCGCTGTTCAAAAAGTATTGTCTTTAGAAGGTGGTTATGTAGCCAAAGACGGTTTAAGTAATTCTCCAGCTAATTTTGGCATTAATCAAAAGTTTAACCCTGATGTAGATGTAAAAAATCTTACTCAAGATAAAGCAATTCAACTTTATAAAACTCGTTATTGGGATGCCATTAATGGTGACCAATTACCTCCAAAAACTGCTGAAATTGCATTTGATGCTGCTGTTAATCAAGGCCCAGCTTATGCTAAAGACCTTATTGCTAAAACTGGCGGTGACCCAGCTAAAATGCTTCAACAAAGAACGCAAGATTACACCAATATTGTGCAATCTAACCCTGCTCAAGCTAAATATTTACCTAGCTGGATGAATCGTTTGCAAACCTTATCTGCGCCTGATTCTGGTTTATCTCCAAAAGAAACTAGAAAAATTAATGCCGATATAGTTAAGGGCGAAGTTGAAACAGTAGAGGGAAATCGCAAAAACGCAAAAGAAGTTTTTTCTGTTGTAAAAGAAATTGAACAAACTTTGCCTAAAGCGCATGGTAGTGGTGTAGGCAATATTATTGGTGGTGCTGCTAATTTCTTTGGCATTGAAAATGAAAAAAATCAAGCCGATGCTCAATTAAAAGTATTGGGTTCAAGAATATTAATGACTACTCCTAGATTTCAAGGGCCACAGTCAGATAAAGATGTTGCAGTTTATAAAGAAGCTGCTGGTCAAATTGGTGACCCAAGTTTACCAATGGGAACTAGAATGGCAGCTTTAAGTGCAATAAAATCATTAAATTCTAAATATGCGCCAGAATTAGATTGGGGCGCAATGAAACAAAGCAATACTTCTGCTGGTCAAACACCAAAAGTTGTAGATTTTAATAGTCTGCCAACAGGAGCAAAATAATGGATGTAAAGATGCCAGATGGGACTATTGTTACTAATGTTCCTGACAATGTAACTCAAGCTGATTTATTGGCTCGTTATTCTGCATCGCAAACGCCTATTTCTGCATCTTCAGGTCAATTTGCTGAAACTGGCGGTGGTGCGGCAATGGGTAGACCCATGAATCGTGGGCAACTTAATGTTCAAGCTGAACCTAGACCTTTAGAGTCCGTTTTGGCTGGTGCTACTAAATCGTTTATTGACCCCGTAGTTGGTGCTGCTCAATTAGCCACAGGTGGAAATTTAGGAACTAGCGAATTTGCTAAAAATTTAGCGCAACAAGCAAAACCCTACGAAGAAGCTAATCCAGCATCTTATATTGGTGGTCGCATTGGTGGTGCTGTATTGCCTGGCGTTGGCATGGCTAAAGGCATTGGTATGATTCCTAGTTTTGCTAAAGCTAATGCGTTACCTGCTGGCGCTAGTTTAGGTAGCAATATTGCTCAAGGGCTTACTTTTGGCGCTACAAGCGGTGCATTAACACCTGAAGAAACAGGTAAAACTGGTGGCGATTTATATGCTGAACAACTTAGAAAATCTGCTATTGATGCTTCTGTTGGTGGTGCTATTCCTATTGTTGGAAAAGGCTTTAGCATGGCAAATCAAGCTTTAGGGCTTAACATTGGCAAACAATTAGAAAAAACAATTAGTTCTGAAGAACTATCTGCAAAATCTACGGCTTTGTTTGAAAAAGCTAGAGAATCTAATGTTGTATTTAAACCAGAACAATTTGCTCAAAAAATGACCGATGTTGGGGCTGAACTTAGAACTCAAGGCTATACCCCAGCAGCATATCCAAAAATTACTGGGGTATTGTCAGAATTACAAAATGAAACAAGACCAAAAGATTTTACTGAGTTACAAGCTTTAAGAAAAATTATTCAAGGCGCACAAGCAAGTATTGACCCAACCGAAAGAAGATTAGCAAGTATTTTAAAAACTCAGTTTGATGATTACATAGCTACAGCACCAGAATCAGCAATTTCTGCTGGCACAAAAGAAGGTGTTACTGCTTGGAAAGAAGCTAGAGATGTATATACGAAACTAAGTAAAGCCGATATATTTGAAGAAATGCTTTATAAAGCTAAATTAGATAAAAGCAAATTTACTCAATCTGGTGAAGAAAATTCACTTGCTATGCAATTACGCAGATTAGCTGAAAATTCCAAGAAAATGCGTTTGTTTACAAAACCAGAACAAGCAGAAATTATTAAAGCATCAGAAGGAACTACACCTCAAAACATGATGCGTTTTTTAGGAAAATTTACGCCTCATGGCCCTGTAAGTGGAATGTTTGCTGGTGGAATGATATTAGCTCACCCTGCTATTGGTGTGCCATTTGAATTGGGCGCTATGGCATCTAGAGTTGGCGCTACTAAAATTCGGAAAAATGATGTGGCTAAATTGTCAGCAATGATGCGTTCTGGTCAAATGCCAGAAATGATTTCAAAAGGCAATTTAACTCCAGAACAAGAAAGATTAGCCCGTCTTTTAATGACGCAAAGTATTGGCACAGCAACACAAGAAGCTACTCAATAAGGAAATAATATGTCACGCAATGGTTCAGGTACTTACTCCCTTCCCGTAGGAAACCCAGTAGTCACAGGGACTACTATTTCTTCTACATGGGCAAATAACACACTTACAGACATTGCTAACGCATTGACAGGTTCGCTTGCTGCAGATGGTCAAACAACCGCTTCTGGCAACCTTAATATGGGTACAAACCGTATTATTAACCTTGCTGACCCTACTTCTGCTCAAGATGGCGCTACCAAATATTATGTAGACCAATTAATTGCCGCATTAGGCACAATGGCTTATCAAGATGCTGATTTAGTAGCTATTACAGGCGGTGCTATTTCTAATGTAGATTTTGACCTTCATACCAAAACTAATGAAATTTACCTTCCCGTAGGAAATACTGCTCTTAGAACTGCATCTCCTATTACTGGTTTAATGCGTTTTAATACAGATGCTGGTGGGTTTTATGAAGGTTATGCAGGCGGTCAATGGGTTAAATTTGTAGTGGCAAACGAATTAAGCTACACAATTACTTATGTATTAATTGGCGGTGGCGGTTCTGGCGGTCATGCTTATGCTGCTGCTTGCGGTGGTGGTGGTGGTGGACAATATGTAAATAGTGCAGTTACAGCCGTTGTTGGCACAACTTTCACTATGAATATTGGTGCTGGTGGCGCTGGTAATTCAAATGGAACATCAAGCTCAATTACTGGTGTAGCTTTAGCTTCTGGTGGTGGTAGCGGAATTGGTGGTACGGGCGGCACATCTGGTAATGGTTACGCAGGTGGCGGTGGTAATGGCGCTCAAGACGCTGGTGGTGGTGGCGGTTCTGCGGCTGTTGGTGGAAGCGGTAACGATTCAACTGGTTACGGTGGTAATGGTGGTTCAGGCGCTCAAACTTTAATTACAGGAACTTCACTTTATTTAGGTGGTGGTGGTGCGGGTTACGGTCAATATGGCCCTGGCTCTGGTGGTGCAGGCGGTGGCGCTAGTGGCAACAACGCTAATGCTACGGTTAATACTGGCGGTGGTGGTGGTGGTGGCGGTTATGACCCTAGCTATGGCGGTAACGGTGGTTCTGGAAAAATTATTCTTTCTATGCCAACTGCATCATATTCTGGTGTTACATCTGGTTCTCCAACCATATCTACAACGGGAAGTAGCACCATTTTGACTTACAATTCTTCAGGAACTTATACGGCTTAATTATGTTTAAATTTCAAATAGATTGGATGTTCGATAAACTAGGCTATATGCCTAAAACTGAAATATGGAATTTTCCTACTTTTACTCCAAAACCTGTTAAAAAAGTTGCTAAAAAAACAGCTAAGAAAACAATTAAAAAACGAGCGTGATATGTCTGATAACCGCCTTGAACTTACTGATGAGCAATTAGAAGATTTAGTTGAAAAAGTTACCGAAAGAGTAATTAAAAACCTTTATACATCGGTAGGCGAAACAGTTGTTAAAAGATTGTTTTGGGCGGTTGGAATTATTGTAGTTAGCGTTTTAGTTTGGCTAGGCGGTAACGGTCATATTGTAAAATGAGGCGGGCAAAACGCCCAATGCACTCAAGAACTATGTGGTTTGCCTTTGGCGTAGCCGTTTTAGGCGTAGTTTATGATAATTTTATGTATGTGCAAAATATTATTGACCCTCGTTATTACGGGATTTTACTTATTTGTATTGGAATTATTGTTGCTGTTTTAAGGTTTCTTACAACCCTACCATTGGACTAATATGTTCCCTTTACCCATTTCAATTTATATCTATGCTGCCTGTGCTGTGCTTGCTGTAGCTGGTCTTGGATACGGCAAATACGAATCCGCTAAATACGATGCTTATGTATCTAAAGTTGAATTAGCCGCTAAAGAACAAGAATTTGTAATTAAAGCCAAAGCAAAAGAAGCAACCCTCGTTAATGAAAAGGTAAAAAATGATTATGAAAACCGCATTGCTCTTATTAAGCGTACTTATGGTGGGATGCGCCTCTCCAGTACCAATCAAACAGGCACAATTTCCGCTACCCCCAACGCAACTGATGGCACCCCCACCGACCCTAAATTTATTGAAAAATGTGCAATGACAACCCAGCAATTAGTATCTTTGCAAGGTTGGTTATCAGAGCAAATTGGCATTTTTAATGCAAAATAACTTTGATAATTGTTTGGCTTTATTGTTAAAGTCTGAAGGTGGTTATGTTAATAACCCAAAAGACCCAGGCGGCAGGACTAATCTTGGCGTTACCCAAAAGACTTGGGAAGCATGGGTTGGCAGAGAATCCTCAGAAAAGGAAATGAAGTCTTTAACCAAAGACCAAGTAGCCCCTCTTTACAAGGCTAAATATTGGACAGCCTGTTATGGCCCACAACTTCCTTTGGGGGTCGATTATGCGGTGTTTGACGCTGCCGTAAACATGGGTGTAGGCAGAGCAGTCAAACTATTACAAGAAAGCCTAGGGTGCGTTCCTGACGGTCAAATTGGCCCACGCACAATCCAACTTATAGACCAAAAAAAACCCCAAGATGTTATCGAGGGGTTTAGTAAAAGAAAAACCAGCTTTTATGAATCACTACCCACCTTTGTTACCTTTGGCAAAGGCTGGCTCAAGCGAGTTGAGGATGTTAAGTTTGCTGCCTTGAAAATGATTCAAAATCTTTGACCCACGATGGGCATTTAGAAGGTCTACAGGAATTTCTAAGCGTTTTACCTGATTGTCTTTATGGCAAACCCATTTATTTCCCATTGACTTAATTAAAGCCTTAGATTTAAGGGCATTTTGCTCACAAAGTACCTCGTAAATATCCCAGCTAAAGCGCCCAGCTTCAATCATTTGGCCCAATAGTTTTTTGTCGTTTTTTGTCATTCTCTAACTTTCATCATGGCTTCAGCAATAAGATAAGCAGATTCTGCAATTTGCATTATTTCTAAACCGCTATCAATAGAAGAATCAACTATTCCTTGCATGGCTTTGGCAGCAAAATAATCTCGCAAATCCATGCCTAAAAATTCTTCATCACCTTCCATATTTGCTATTGGAAATGCTTTCATCAGAAATGCCCCCATCTAATATAAAAAGCTGTGGCTACAACTAAAACAATAACAAACCCCATAATGCCGCCTAATAATATTTCTTTCATGTTTCTCCCCTTAGTTTACGAAATAAAGCCCTAATGTCCGACCTATCCCTATCATCAAATATCTTGATAAATAGCTCATGGTTAGGGTTTCTTGGTGCATCTGCAAAAAACTCCCCATCAAATACAAACTTAAAAAACTGTCTACAGGCTACTTCTTCCGTCTTACACTTCATAAAAAACTTACAATCATCGCATGGGGCTTTGCCCACATACATTTTATTTATTGCCATAACCAGCACACAAAGTTGCTGTTTTCCATTCTTCAACTTGCGCTAAAGCAGTTTCATAATCTTTGGCCCAACCCGATAACTGACCATGTGGTGTTATTTGAACTACAGAAAAAGACTTGCCAAAAGAAGGCGTAATCTCATAAGTTGCCAAACCAGCAAAAAAGTCTTGTGCGTGCTTATATTCGCTATGTGCAGCTAAATCATCTGCATTAACCCTTGAATTGCGTTGTGCTGTTGTTTCCATTTGTTTCCCCTTAAAGACTACAGATTATTCTTTTATTTAACGCTAGTTAATAGGTGTTTACCCTAAATAGGTGGGGCGGCATCTTCATTGAAAGAGATTTTAAAGGGGAAATAAAATCACACCGCCCCGTAATTATTGTAGTTTATTTTTGAGCTTGTATACCCTCAA